TCCCATGTGTGATGTGGGTGGTCGTGATAGACCTTGTTCACCTCGTCAAACTTTCTGCGGTAGGTCCGCAGCGCCTCGATGCCCATCTCACAGTTCGCCCGGTTAAAGTAGCAGTAGGGCAGTACCAGCCTGACGGCATCTATACCGTGCTGCACTTTCAGGTTAGGGACAAGGTCCAGCTTAGTGGTGGAGCCTTTAAAGTGAGCGACAAACTGCTCAATGGTCGTTTTACCGGTCTGCAACGACTTTGCTTTGGCGTCGTGAGGCAGCCAGATTGTGTCGTAACTGTAGGGCTTATGGTCCAGTAGCTCAAAGTAATAAGGCAGGGCGTTGCCGTGGCTTTCTTCGCAGTCAATGATGGCTAATCCGTCCGGGCGCTCCTGAAAGAACCACAGGACGGTCGAGTCTGAAAAACCAATGTCGGCGCTGACGCTGACCGGAAAATTCGGATCGTACTGCACGGTGTCGTTTACATGACCTTGCACTTCAATGCGGTTTATTAAGGTGGCGTAGTAAGTGCCTAAGAGGGCCGCAGTAAAGCTGCACATCATCTCCTGCTCGTACTGCGAATCTGACATCTGATCTTTGAGCTGCGCCAGCTCCTGCGGGTCTAGGATATTGCTGCTTTCAGCGTCTAGGCTTAATGAAAACCAGTCTGGCGATTTCTTCGACAGCTCGTAGAAGTGGTAGAACTGGTTACGGCCTTTCGGGGTGCCAATGAACACCGCCCAGCCTTTTCGATCGGCCAGCGTCGGTAATAGCACCTCGGCCCACAGCGAAGGTCGGCAATCGCCAAATTCGTCCACAATGATCCCATCAAAATAAAGGCCACGAAGGGCATCGGGGTTATCGGAGCCATAAAGGGCAATGACAGCCCCGTTAGGCAGACGAACAGAAAGATCGCTTTCTCTGATTTCCACCGCCACGCCTTGCACGGCGTCTTTGAGGTACACCCACGCAATGTTTTTTGCCTGCTGTCTGAACGGTGCGACGTATCCATAGCGGGGGTTCTTTTTGGTGGAGTATAGAGCCCTGACGACCAACTCGTTTACACACGCCACTGTTTTGCCGGCCCGGCGGTGCGCCACAATGCACGACCACCGCTTAGTGCGCTGATGAAACGCAATAAACGGCTCTCGCGGGGTGTAATCCAGCTCAAAATGACTTGATGCAGCAAGTTGGCCTGTCATAGGCTAAACGATGGCCCAATCATCAGCCAGCGCGTCATTTACACTGGGCGCCCACGTACTGACTGTGCCTTGCGCAGTCATAATAGTCAGGTAAGGGGCTATCTTTACTATGCCGCCTACGGCTAAGCGGTGTTTTACCGCCGTTTCTGCGTTTGCGGGAACGCCAAGGGGGTAGCCGTCCATTAGCAAAACGTACATGCCTTTGCCGTTCCAGCCGGAGCGCGCTACTTGATGCCCTTTTTTTAGCGCTTCGACAGCCAGACCGAAGGGCATGCCTTCAGTCGGGCGATAGGCGTTATCGGCCTGCTCTTTGGGTGACCAACTGATGTATCCGTCGTGGCGTGAGTCGTTTGGCTCTCCGCCGTCGGTGTATTCGACCAGATAGCCAAGTTTTGCGCCGTTTTCATCGTCTGGCAGCTTCCAGCCGCGATATTCGTTGTATTCCAGTCGGGTCATGGCTGACAGGAGTACGATTTTAGTGCCAATGTGTCTTTTCATGTCGTTTTCTTTGCCGTCGGTGGGTGGGTACAAAACTTCGTCAATGACCATAAGATTAAACCTTAGCCCTCTCCAGTGAGTGTTTAACTCCGCAGAAAACAGCTTGATAGTAGCTCCATTTACCAGCGTTACAGATTGCTGCATGAAATTTACACTGGCCGTAATGTGTTTTGTCATTTCGACTAGCTCAGGCCACACTGTGGCTTTAAGAATTGCCGTGGACTCGCCCAAGTACCCGAACATCTGGGGGTTTCCTGGAGCCGTTGTCGATGAAGCTGCTGCATGTACCAGGCGCTTTAATCCGTACTTTTCATTGCTCATGGTGGTATTGCCTCTGCTGTTGGTGGTCTAGTTGTCCAGCGTCGTGCGAGGGAAGGTGCTTTCATTGATTATGATGGTCACCTCCCCCGGTGCCGTGCCTGTTTTGACCAGGTGATCGTTCATATCCATTTTGTTGATCTCCGCAATGGCTGTAATGGCCACCTTGGGCTGCCTTTCTTCGTTGTCGGTGATTATCCGGTACAGAATGGCTTTTCTGTGTGCCGCGTTCGGGCCTTCTGCTGAGGATTGGATGTAGGTTAGAAGGTGCAGTAGGTTCTGAGCTGCCTGGGTGCGGATCACCCGGCCTACTGTTATATCGGTGTTTCCTACCCGCTCGGCGATCTTTACGTTGGTCCAGCCAGCGAAGTGCATTTTGACAATCTGGACGTGCTTGGGCTTCATCTGACGCTGTGCCGCCATAACTCGGTTTTCGGCGTGCCGCATGTCTTTGTAGTACCGATCGTTCATCGGGTGATAGGGGTTGTCCTCCACCTCGGGAACTTCGGCTATGTCGATCGGCATTTTATCTAGGTCCATGGTGGGGATTGTATAGTGCGGTTATGTGGGGCGCAACACCTCAAAACGGGGATAGTAGGACTAAAACCAAAAATCGAGATTTCACCAAAAATAGCGCAGTAGTCCTACTATAATTGAAAATCAAGATTTTATGTAAATGGCCCCGGCCACGAAAATTTCTTTGCGTTTTAAATTTTCCGGCGGGTGCCTTTTGCCTCACATAAACGATTTAAACAAGTAACGAATCTGCGCAGTTATACAACAAGCCCTTGTCTTATTTAAACGCCTTGTTTAAACAGCAATGAAGTAAACAAGTAAACAAACCTCGCGTTACTTATAATAACAGCTAAGTATTACATATAAACTCAGCATTTAAACAGCAAGCAAACGAACGGCATGGCGCCCCCTTGCCCTTGCCAGGCAGGCCCATACTACGTCAGGTTTACACATATTAGATAACGATACAGTAGGTGGCGTATCTTACACGATCACCTTACAGCGTGTTTTTTGCATGTTTTATGCGTGTTTTATGCGTGTTTTTGGTGCGCATAAAAAATGCAGTCCGACACAGTCAAAACGATACATGTATCTGCCGTACTTGTTATAAAGTGTTAGCGGTGGTGTAAACGGGTGCGATAAAAATGCGGGGTGGTGGTGCGGCGGTGCGGTGAGGGTGAAAAACGGCTTTTTACCCCAAATCCGACACAGTTGGACACTATACGCCACAGTCTGAAAAAAGTAGTGTGTCCTTACTCTCCCAAGGGCTGGAGGGCGAAAAGCCACAGTTGGTCACTACAATCCCAAAACGCGGCTAGATTCCTCTCTCTCTCCTTTTCCGTAGTCCTACTACTATTTTTAAATTATCTTTTATAGATAACAGTAACCAAGTGTGTCTTTTCGCCCTCCAGCCCTTGCGACAGTAGGGCCACACAAAAAAGCCACACTCCTTTTCGACCCATTTAACTGTGTCTTTTCACCCTTCGCCGCACTTCACGCCGCACCGCACGCATAAAACATGTTTAAAGCGCTTGCGCCGCACTTTAGATAGTGCGACTATAATAACTCACTACGCGGGGAATTTTCCCCGCCCTTTATAGGTAACTCACAATGACCACACCTTACGCAGTATCCGACCTAGACCGCGAAAGCTGGTTGACCGAAGCCGCACAATTTATCCTCGATGATATTATCGCGCCGCACTGCACATTACCCGCGACCGATTTTCGCATAAGTATCGGCTTCCCTTCCGGTAAGCCGTCCAAAGTTCTTGCTCAATGTTGGAAACACGAGGCGAGCGCCGACGGCGTGAGCGAGATATTCGTTTCACCGACGGTTAGTGATTCCCTGGAAATTCTAGCCGCACTCACTCACGAGCTTGTCCACTACGCTGACAACTGCGTCAGCGGTCACCAGCATCACTTTGCAAGGGTAGCCCGTGCGGTTGGTCTGGATGGCAAGCTAACAGCCACCACGGCTTCCACAGAGCTGTCTAAGCGCCTTGATTATTACGTGAGCATTCTGGGCACTATCCCCCACGCCAAATTGGACCCCGCCCTAAGCGGCAAGAAAAAACAGGGGACCCGAATGATTAAAGTCGCTTGCAGTGATTGCGATTTCAGTTTCCGCACCACCGCCCGCCACATTGACTTAATGAAGTTCACCGATTGCCTCGCTTGCGACGACGGCACCCTACAAACCGAGGGCCTGTAAACATGATCTTAAAATTGGACTTAACCGGCACCCAAGTGCGGCACCCACACATTAACGCCGCAATTACGGCGCTCGGTTCGGATACCGAGCTATTCAAGACGCTGGCATTCGGTGTGGATTGCGTCGCTTGGTTTATGGCGCCCACTGCAGACAGCCCCCGGCTTTCGCTAACCTGGGCACCCGCTAACACGGCGCCTATCGGTGATGGACCTGGGCTATACTGGGCGCCGTTCTACCGTTTCCAGGCTAACCACAGCCCTGCTCAACACGTCCACAGAATGCTGTATGCACTAAAAACGGCACCCATCTTGTTAAACGGCGAATATACGCCCGTCGATTATCGCGCTACCGTTCAAAGGACCGCATTATGATTCTCACACCTGAAGAAAAAAGCCGCGCCCGCGCCGCCCTATTGAAAGCCGGCATCAAAACGCGCCGGTTATCTGATACCGATATTGCCGCCGAATACGCCACACAAACCGGCGGCGCACTGCGCGCTGGCATACCTGCACCTGCAGCGGCCACCCCTGCACCCACTACCACAGTCACCACACCAGAGCCGCACGTTATGACCACACCTGTAAACAGCGCCGCAGCATTGGCCGAAAAGATTGCCGAAATGATTACCGCTAATCAGCCGGCCGCTGCCGGCATGGATGAAGCGCGCATCATTGAGCTTATCGAACAACATGCAACAAAGGCGGTGGCGGTCACCACCAACGAGGGTGAGCCCATACGCATAGAAGGCGCACATCCTGCGCTTGAGCGCGTCGTGAAGTGGGTTAGCACTCGAACAAACGTCTATCTGGTTGGCCCGGCCGGCAGTGGCAAGACCACACTGGCGCAACAAGCCGCCGAAGCGCTGGAATTGCCGTTCTATTCCAGCGGCGCCGTCATGGCCAGCTATGAGCTACTAGGTTTCCGCGACGCCCACGGCAACTATACGCCGTCCCCCCTGCGCACCTGCTACGAGAGCGGCGGCGTGTTCTTGCTGGATGAACTGGACGCCTGCAGCGCTAAAGCCCTGGTATGTTTTAACCAGCTACTGGCAAACGGCAGCTTCACTTTTCCCGACGGCATGATTAAGCGGCATCCTGATTTTGTCGTGATCGGTGGTGGTAACACGGTCGGAACGGGCGCGACGCGTCAATATATTGGCCGCAATCCACTGGATGGCGCCAGCCTGGACCGGTTTGTGCAGATCGAAATAACCTACGATGAACCGCTTGAACAACGCTTGGCGGCGGCGGAATACACCGCCAACGGCGGGCAGGATATGGACACCCTGAAACAGTGGGTAACG